CGAGATCAACTTACTCTAGCTGAAAGTGAGCAACTGCTCAATCAATATTTGAGGGATTCAGATACAGTTCAAGTCAATGCCAGAGTGTTCATGAGCTGTGTGGATAAATTTACACATGTGCCTCTCATGACCTTGGAGACTCATGAATTTGCTGATCAGATTGACCAATGTGTGGATTGTGATCACAATGCTGTGGTGGAATTGTCAAATGGCCAGGGTGGCATACTCACTGGTAGATATGGCAGAGCCAATGATCAGATCAAACTGATTGACATGACAGCCTTGAAAGATCAGTCTCAAATTGTATGGCAAATGGATCGTCACACAAGAGGGCATGTTTCCATCAATACCATGCTATTTGATCCAGCACAAGTCGCAAACGTCTGGCATATTAAAGCCAGTTACACTAGTCCACAAGGGAATCTGATTGAACGTTTGATGTAATTTGTGAAGCCCCCAGTAAGGTCATATAATATGCGTACAGCCGCAGGAGCTCAATAAAAATGAAAATCGTTGCCTGTAACAGCAACTTGCCTCTGGCCCAGGAAATTGCTGATCATCTGGGTCAAAAACTTGTCAAGACAACTGTCAAGAGATTTCCCGACAGTGAAGTGAGTGTGGAAATTCATGAAAACATCAGAGGCGAAGATGTATTTGTGATTCAAAGCACCAGTTATCCAGCCAATGATCATCTTATGGAATTGTTGCTCACCTTGGATGCTCTGCGTCGCAGCAGTGCTCGTAGAGTCACAGCCGTGATCCCCTATTTTGGTTATGCCAGGCAGGATCGCAAAAGTGGTCCCAGAACACCCATCAGTGCCAAACTGGTGGCCAACCTCATCACCCATGCTGGTGCTGATCGTGTGCTGACCCTGGACTTGCATGCTGGTCAGATACAGGGATTTTTTGATATTCCTGTGGACAACTTGTATGCTGCACCCATTTTTGCCAAACATATTCAGAAAACATATGAAAACAGGAATGTGATGATTGTCAGTCCTGACGTGGGAGGAGTGGTGCGTGCCAGAAACATTGCCACCCGAATCCATTCAGATCTGGCCATCATCGACAAACGTCGTCCACGTGCTGGCCAAAGTGAGGTGGTCAACATCGTGGGAGATGTTGCAGGACGCGATTGCATCATTGTAGATGATATTGTGGATTCTGGCGGCACACTTATCAATGCGGCTGCTGCACTACTTAACAAGGGTGCATTAAGCTGTAGTGTGTATGTTACTCATGGCGTTTTAAGTGGTGAAGCTTCTTTGAGGATACAAGACAGTAACATTGAATTTTTAACAGTTACAAATACCATTCAAGCCACACCTATGGTTGACAGTGCAATGAACATAAGACAACTAAATGTGAGCAGCCTGATTGCAGATGCCATGGACAGAATCAGCAATGAAAAGAGTGTGAGCAGCTTGTTTGACTGATCCCACATCTTGCTCTCCTCCACTTCCCCACCAGGTGCTTGTGGCTGCACAGGCACAAAACTGGATAGCCATGTTTATATGGTGTCAAACTTATGTGGGAGACTCTAGAGGTCACCACAAATTGTGGAATGTCAGCTGGAAGGCCAACCTCAGTTCACCACCCAACCCCAAAGTCTGGTGTTGGCAGTTCATGCATCAGGAACATGCCACAGCTTTTTTGGTAACCTGGGGTGGTGTTCAGGAGAGTGCTTGATGAATAGCCTGGTCATACATGTTGACAATGGCTTCTGCACTGGGGAAGAAATTGTTGCTGATGATTTCAAAATCCAGAGAATGCTGCCACTGATAACAAATTTCAGCTATCTGAGGATCAAACGCAACCCTTTGTTGGTATCGCTGTTCCAGGAATGGCAGTTTGGGCATCACCAACATGCGTCCATCCACTTGATCAAAAATCCAACGATGATGGATATATCCCAGCCAATGATAGTTTTCCACATGGCTGAGTTCTGTTCTCAGGCTGGGCATGCTGATGATTCCTGCATGAGCTACAAGAGGCAGTCTACGCAAAGTGATAATGGGATCATAAAGATCCTCTAGAGTGTGAGTGCAGATGGCAAAATCAAATTTTTGCCCCCTCTGTTCCACAACTCTCAACAGTTGGTTCCAATCTGAGGGCACACACAAGTCCAAGGGTATGGTTTTGTCAGTGGGATTGCTTTGAATATCCACCACCAGATCACACACTGGCCAACTCCATCCGCCCATGTGTCCTCCCAGATCAATCACACTATAATTGGGATTGATCTCTCGCATGTGGTAGATTTTTTCCAAGGTTTGTTCTATTGCCATTTGCATGGGTTGATAGCTGATCAGCATGGGATTGACATTGCTCATTATTGATTGTGTGAATTATCCTCATCCAATTCAATATTTTGTTTGACATACCAACACCTTGCCTTATAGTCATTTGTAATATCATGCAACAATCTCTGTTTGAACTGTGATCAAAAATGAGTGTGAAAGTTACCATAAACGTTGATTTGGGTGAGTACTTTCTGGGTGATGATCTATGGAAAGTGCTAGACAAAGATTTTTCATCAGATCATCTGCCCTATAAGGTTATTATCTCCAATCCCAGTCTGGGATTTGGAGCTGGCTAGAGATTGGTTGGAAGATCAGGTGGGTCAACGTCATCATACCTGGACCTACAGTGGGGGAAATATTTGGCTGTTCCTCAACAAGGAGGATGCTGATAGATTCCTGTTGGCTTGGGCATAAAATTTTTGTTTGACAAAGCTGACAAGCTGTTGTATTGTGTGATTCACAAATAACACACATCCAGGATATGATACCATGTCTACTATCGCGGACAAGCAGATCAAGGCGCAGGTGCGTGCAGCAGTGCTAACTGAAATGCAGGCAGCAGTTGACAAGCTGAACCAAGCCAAGGATGCAATTCGAAATTATTGTGAAGCCCTGGGCAGGAGAGTACCTGGTGGCTATAACTTCACTTGTGAAGTGAGGGTCAACAAGAAGGGTGAGTTGATCATTGCAGATTGCCGAACCCGCAACAAGGTTGAGCTGGAACGTGTGCTGAGTGGAGCCAGTTACTATGAACAGGTGTTGGAGAACATGCGGCAGCAGGATGCTGATGAACAGGAAATCAATCGCATTGAACAGGAGATTATCCGTGTAGTTGGCCGCGAAAAGTTTGAATGGTATCAGCAGAAAACCAATCCTCATTGGATGGATGTCTAAGAATAGGTTGACAATCCCATCAGGTATCTGTATAGTCAAAGATACAGGTAGACATAGGTAGAGCCACAACAACTCAATAAAGGAAGCATAAGATATGTCCATAACTCAGGCTGAGCTCACAAAGATTTACTCCAGGGGAGAACCTCTCCAGTTCATCAAGAACACACCAGTTGCCTTGGTGCCTTTCCAGCAATTGGACAGGATGGTGGGCCCTGACGTGGCCGCCCAAATCCAGCAGCTAGCTGGTGCAGTTGACAAAACCAGTTATGATCAAAACTATCAAGAAAATGGCTATGTGGTGTTTCAGTGGAACAGCAAGGACATTTCCCCTGATATCTACATTGCCAATCCCCTTGTGGTCAAGAGCAAGTATGTGAAGTTCACAGGAGAGCTTCCCACGGACGCCAAGTCGCGCAGCAAGATTCCCAGTTTGGCGGTGCTACAGCATTTGAACATTGATGCCTCTCACATGCCATTTTATGTCAAAATCTCTCCAGTTGAGATGGTGAGTGTGGATGATGTGGCACTGGCAGGCACAACCATTGAGACCAACTGGGGTCAGCAAGAGGTGCAACAGGGTGGATTCTTGGTGCGAGAAGACACAGGGCACATCTACACTGTGGCTCCTGATGCTCAGGGCTTGCCCATTGGATATGTCAAGGCCTAACGTCAACTAGACTCTAATTGTGGCAAAAATTGGTTGACACCCATGCAGATCATGCTATAATGCACAGGTAATTGAAGAAGAGCTAGGATCATGCACTACAAGTTTCCCTATATAGATCACCTGGATCAGGTGCTGCAAGCCATTGACGGTGTTGATGGATTCATCGTGGCCCAGCGTGACTAGGGCACCGTTGTAAACTATGTGCAGATGGGTCCTGACATGTTCCCTGAGGTGCACACCGCCGGTGGCAGTGCCAGCATGCGTGAACTGCACTTTTATTTAATACCATACCAACCTTTTAAGATTGACAAAATTGTGATAAATGCTATTATTCACTTGTTGAAAGAGGAAAGTTATGAGAGACCTACCCTATAGCAATCGAATCGAGCCCTATTTGGAAGCAATCCAAGGCTCTGATGCATTTTTCGTGGCTGATCGTGAGTATGGTCGCATCATCAATTATAGGCAAATGGGAACCGATGTGTTTCCAGACCCTCACAAGGCCCTTGACGCACACACTGCATATTTGTGGGGATTGCGCAGGCAATGCCGTGGTTTGATATTCAATCTCAAAGGTGACGTGATTTCTCCTGGTTTTGAGAAATTTATGAATCTCAATGAGATAGAGGAGACTAGGATTGAGCATGTTGACATAAGCAGGCCACATGTGATCCTTGAAAAAATGGATGGTTCACTTGTTCGGCCAATTCCCATGCAAGATGGCACTTACCGACTTGGGACCAAGATGGGGATCACTGATATTTCTCTACAGCCAGAAATATGGGTTCAAAAACGCGGCAATTATCACTGTTTCTTCCAAGATTTGCTCGCCAATGGGCTCGTGCCTCTTATGGAATGGTGTTCTCGCCAACAACCCATTGTGATTGACCACCCCCAAGACAGGTTGGTGTTGTTGGCAATCAGGAGTGTCGCAACTGGTGAATATCTCCCCTTGGAGATGATGTTGGAACTTGCTGTGGATTATCAAATTGATGTGGTCAAGAGATATCCTGGTACCATTACCAATATGCGTCATTTGGTTGAATCCACAAAAGATTTGCGAAATCAAGAAGGGTGGGTGATTTGGTTTTCCAATGGATATCGTCTCAAAATCAAAGCCGATGAATATGTGCGAATCCACCGCGCCAAGGATGCGCTCATGCAGGAGAAGAACCTGATTGAGCTCATGCTCACTGAGAAGCTGGATGACGTCAAGGCTTTCCTGCCTCAGGAAGATCTGGCTCGTATTGAAGTGTATGAGCGTGAATTCTGGCAGGGTGTTCAGGATACAGCAGCTGGGTGGAATCTCAACTACCAGACTGTGCGCAAGCGGTTTGGAACCGATCGCAAGACGTTTGCACTGGAATGGGCCAATGGGTTTGATGCACATCTGCGCAGCCTGATATTTCGCGCCTGGGACAATCCTGACTTTGATTGGCGTCTTGGTGTTCTGGGCGTGATTGGCAAGAATCTCAGCAGCCAGACCCGTGTTGACGAGACTCGATATCTGCATGGCGCTGGACCCTGGCGCATGCAGCAGCGGGTGGACAATGAATAATACCCAAAATTAGAGATGGTATCCTGAGCAAAAAATGATATACATTGCCCCTAGGATGAAATATGGTTAGGCTTGAAAAGCGATTAACTAGTTTTATGCGCAAACATACTCTGTCTGGAAAACCTTATAACAAGTGGACCTTGCACAAAAGCTACAGCACACTGGAAGATGCATTGCAGACCTATGAGAATTTGGTGGCAAAATACCACAATGGCCACAATTTCCGAATTGTGCATGATGGCGCAGTGATCAAACAGAAAAACACATGATATGGTGAACGGTTCCCTCCACAGCCAAAAGGCCACAATGGGGATTCCCATCTTTCTCCTGGTTGGCATCCAGTGCCATGGAGGAACCCGGTATCGTGATTATGTGAATATGACAATGAGTGTACCTACTGAGTATTTCTCCTCATGGAGTTTCCAGTTTGAAGATGACCGCCTGTGTTTCCTATTGGCATGGAGTCATTTGGAATACAAGGCAAACCGGTGTAGCTGAATAAAAGGACCAGACAAATGAGTTATCGAAAAATCACAGTAGACAGCAAAGAATATCTCTACACAGTGGGTAAAACTCACGTCAAGATTCATGGCATGCAGGCTGTGCCCATAGAGCAGATTGCTGCCCAATTGCATGGCAATCGCCGCAGTGTGACTCCCCTGCAAATTGCCACATACATCAAGCTGGGACATGTGCCAGCACATACACTAGCACCCAACATTCTTGATGAAGAAAGCACTGCCCAGATGAAGCGAATCGCGCAGGAAGGAGAGAGGATGGAAGATTATGACCGTTGCCACGGTGAGGCCGATGGTCTCCTATGCACTGTTCTCGTCCAGCTGGGATATGCTGATCTGGTCAAGGCATACCACCAAGTTCCCAAGTGGTATGTGTGATGACCTCTGTTGCACATAAACATATAGCCTTGATCTTGGCTCAAGCTGATTGTGAATATAGAGGGTTTCCACAACCCCTGCTGCCACCAGATGGTGTGGCCTCAGATTGGTATCATGATAATATTGATGGATGGCCATGGTATCTACACATGGCTGAGAGGGTGTTGCAGGCTACTGGTGAGGGCCAAGATGGGAATACCCATGCACTGGGAGGCACAATTGATAGTACAACAATGAAGGTAACATCAGCAAATGGAGTCACAGGCATCTTGTGCAGTAGCTTGGGTGGAGGGTACTTCTTCCGAGTGTATGACCATGATGCAAATACATTCCTTGACTATGAACTAGCTCACGTGGATCTTCAGGTAACCATCAACGACGATGACGCTAGTTTTTATGATGGGGATGGTGTGCTCATGCTGGATCACAACCCTCTAACTCTAGGAATCAAGATATGAAGCTATACATTGCCGTGCTGGACCAGGTCCCAGACTTCATCACTCCCACCCTGGTGTCAAACTGAATGCTCTTGACAACAAACTCAAAGTATCTCACACTAGAGTATGAGTTACCTCAAACCCAGTTGGAATGGAGTGCCTGAAAATGCTCAACATGCCACATGGCATTGGCTGAGGTTACATGGCAAAGCATTTGCTGCGCCTCTTCAATGGGATTGCCACATGCAAGGATGGATTGATGGCAATAAACGCATGAGTGCCCGAGAGGTATCCAGAATCTATTCCTATCAACAACCCATAGTGGGCGCTGTGATCTACCAGCCCAGTCCCAATAGAGAATGGATGGTTTGACGCATGGAACTGAGTTCCATTATTGTGAGAAAATGTTATGAATTTGATTGCACAGGTGTGACGTTTTACATTGTTCGCCTGCCCTTGAAAGGTCAAGATCATGATCAACATTTGATTGATTATTGCAGTGAGTGTTGGGGTCCACCCAACACTTGGGAGACGTGGAGTACAGGAGTTATTTGCACCAACATTTATCAGGAATTTTGGTTCAAAAATCCAGATTCAGCAACTACATTTATTTTAGCATGGGGATAACATGACACTAGACAATCAAGACCTTGAGTGGTTGAGCAATCACTTGCACACAGATATCCGAGATACTAATAAATTTCAGGAATGGCATGAAAGTCAAGTATATCTGCCCAGTTCCATGCTGGAACATCCCATAGAGATCCGTCGCAGCAAAATCTATAATCTAGAGATTAGAGACATTGATTTGGCATACCTGATCACAGTGATGAAAGATCATGCCAAGCACGAGCATCTACAAGAAACATATCCAGGTGTGAGAGAAGCTTGGATGAATTACATCATGACTGTGCATATGACTCATGATCCACTCACAAAATCCCACTATTAAACTGTTGACACAACACTCAATCAACGTATATTCACTCTATACAAAAGAATGCAAGGGCAAAAACTTATGAATCGACCCCCCATGCTGGAAAGCATCTTCTATACAGAAGGTCACAGCCAAGCGCTCAGCTGTAGCGTGATCAACAAGTTTTGGGAATCCAGCCCAGTCCGTGAGATCGTTTGTGTGCGGTTTGAAATGGACTGCAAGGACAACGAACTCACCATGTATAACTCAGTCAAGGCCGTTGTGGGTGAATATCACACCAACCTTGTCAGCAACTTCATTCATCGCCGTGAGTTCTATGTCACGGACGCCACCAACCAGATTCTCATCATGTGCCGTGATGAAAGCTATCGTTATTCCCGCAACGGCATCATCAATTTTGAATTTGAACTGTATGGTGAACAACAGCAGGTTGTGCAACTGAGTGAGGAATTGCAGGAGCGTCTGCGCAGCAAAAAGCTGGTGAAGATCAGCTGGTTCTACAAAACCAGCCGTGGCAATGACAGTGCCAGCATGCACGTGACTGGCCTCAACCAGAAACTGCACAATGAATTTTATCCCTGGTTCCCCAAGGGTGTGGATCAGTTCATCGAGGATTATTATGCCAGTGCAGCAAACGTGCTGGTGCTGTATGGCCCACCCGGCACTGGAAAAACCAGCTTCCTCAGGCACATTCTGCTCAGCCAGAACATCAATGCCATGGTCACCTATGATGAACGCATCCTCAAGGACGATGAATTCTTCATCAACTATCTCACAGACGATGAGCACAATGCTCTGATTGTGGAAGATGCTGATGTGTTCCTTGCACCTCGTGAAGATGGTGACAATGACATGATGAGCAAGTTTCTCAATGTCAGCGACGGACTGATCAAGATCATGAACAAGAAGATGATCTTCACCACCAACATCAGCCAGCTGAGCAAGATTGATGCTGCTCTGTTGCGTCCTGGTCGTTGCTTTGCCTGTGTGGAATTCCGCGAACTCACCAGCCAGGAAGCAGGTGCTGCTGCTCTGGCTGCTGGTTTAGCTCCTCGAGACTGGCACAGCCAGAACACCTGGAGTCTGGCGCACCTGTTCCAAAAGCCAGATGAACCAGTGGCCAAAAAGTTCCGAATGGGATTTGGCAGCTAACAAAAAAGGGCGCTGAGCGCCCTTTTTTCATCTCTTTTTCATCTCTCTGCCCAGAGCCACCACATCCTTGACCTTGGGGTCTCGCTTGTCTCTACTTCCTAGTGCCGTTATTTTGCCCACAGCACGTTCAGCTTCCTGCTTTTTCTTGGCAATTTCCACTTTGCTGATACTGGGGGCTTGGAGGCTTTCATCAGGCTCTGGCACGTCATCCACGACGCCTTTGCTGATTTTGAATCCCAGTCTGCCCTTGATCTCAGTTGCACTGAAAGCTTTGTCTGCAAAAAATTTGATGGTTCCATCAAACTTGGGTGGCCACACCAGGTGGAATCCCTTGGCAACCAAATCTGGCCCCTTGATGCCTGTGACAAACATCATTTGCACAACACTGCTTTTGTTGAGGACGGCTTTGGCCGCATCTGTGTAATTTTCCGCATTGAGTTTCTTGCACAGTTTTCTACTAATGATGGCCAGCGCATGTCTGCCAGCATTGTAGTTGGGATGGTTTTTGTTGGCTGCATAGTCAGCCATCATTCGTTGGGTGGCAACACTGAATGCACTCTCATCAGCATCTTTGCTGTTGATGGCATCTTTGACTTTGGTAATGTCTGTGCGTGGCATGACTTTTTCTTGTGCAGCCAATTCCAACACTCCATCAATGGCTGATTTGGTCATGATGGCATCCACAATGTCTCGGAATTTTTGATTTTTGGGGTTGTTCCAAAATTCACTGGGAAATTCATCCTGTTTGCCATGGATGGTATCATATAGGCCTTTGAGACTGGCCGCTGCTCCGCCACCCTTGTGAGCCTTGCTGCTGATGTAAATTTCCATGCCTTTGAGATCAATGCTGCTGTCAAACAATGCTTCGCTGACATTTGTGTTGTAGATGATCTTGGCATTCTTGATGCTTTGACCTTCCAGCATGGCATCTTCCAGTTCAGGCAATTGACTGAGGGGTTCAAATTGACTGGTTATCAAGGCAATGGGCGCTGCCCATTCTCCCAGATATTTCTGATGCAAACTGGCATTTTTGGCCCCATTTTTGATCACATGATCCTTGCCCTGTTTTTTGGCCAGTGCTGTGAGGTAGCCTTGCATCTGATCCACAGCCTCATCACCAGCAGTGGCCCTGGCACCATCCAGCAGCCTGGCCACTTGACTGACACTGTAGAGTTTTCTACCACTCAGCACATCGCTGGGTTTGAGACCGGCACGTTCACTTAGGCTGGTGGCTCTGTTGAGCACATACCCACCCTGGTTGGGCACAGTGTGAGGAGGAATGTCCGTGAGCTTGCGTTCAAGGATACGGTTGTCTTTGGTAAACAAAACAAAACTTTCCAAGCCTCTGGGAGTGTCCATGTTTACCACCATGGCACTGCGGATCACACTGATGGGCTTGTTGAGCTCATACACAGTTCTATCTTGTTCTGCTTGTTGTTTCCATGTTCTGTAGGCGTCCAGGAAATCCTGATTGCTGTCAAAGCTGGGGGTGCCATCATCTGGCAACAGGCTCAGTCCTTGAAAGGTGGCCAGGTCTTCTGGATTTGTGGGATCCACAAATTGATCACCAGGCTTTCTAGCTGCAAACCCTCTGCTTTCCTGTAAGATGTTAGTTGTCATTTTGGTTGTCCTGGTTGATAACTGACTTTGTCTACACATTGTTGTGATATTATATTGAGATCAGCAACTAATTCTTCAAGATCTTGATCCTGAGATAACATCAATGCACTGATAAATTCATTTCTAATCGTCAAATAACTGCCCACAATTTGCATTTGCACATTGCTGTCCATGTTATCTTGTATGATTTGTTTGTAGATGTTCAGTGTGTTTTTTAACACTGTAATGGGTAAATTGTTAGTGATGTCTGGACTCAGCATTTGAGCACGGATTTTGAGGTCCAACACACTCAAACAAACACCTAGGGCTGTGACAGCAGTGTTGAGGTCCTGTGGCCTAGCTGGAATAACTATCAGCAAGAAAATGGTCAAGAATATACAAAAGCGCATGTGATATTTATCAGTGCCAAGGGTAAATAATTTTATCAGCTGATAACAGGAATTCCCAATGAAAAGCGTCATCAAGTATGCGACATTTTTTGTGACTGCGTTTGTGGTGTTTACTGTTAGTTCTCTAGTGGCCAATTGGGTGCTGTTGCTGAGCGGCTGCATCTGGACCAGCAGTGCCAGTTTTGGCATCAGTTTTATTGCTGGTTTGGGCATTGGCATGCCCATTGTGCAATTTATTTGGGATGTTACCCATTTGTTTTAGTTGACATTTTGGTCACCTATGCTAGGCTATAGTATGATCAAAATACCTTTACATAGTTTGGTGGTTGTGCCTCAGGTGCCTGCGAATGGCAGTCTGCCAGCCTGCGAGCTGGTGAGCTGGCAGGCCAATGTGGATTTCTCAGCTCTTCGCAAAGAAATCTCAGGCAGAGAGGACAACCGACTGTATGATGGTGTGGTATGGCAGGAGGCCTACCGCAGAATCAATCTATTGTTGGAACATGGCAACCAGGTTGTGTTCACAGGAGCCTTTTTGCATCCCCGAGATGTGGACAGTCTAACTGAAATTGCACTCAAATGGGGCTCAAGATTGTATTGGGTGTTGGAGGATGTTGACAATGTTTCAGCAACCAAACAATCTCAGCTCTACAATCAGGTTGTGAAAAAGATTCAGCGAGCCAAAACAGGTGTGGTTGTTGATACACAGGCACAGTTGGCCAAACCCGTGCGCAATCTCAATCCCACTGGGATTTTGGCTGTGGGTGATGTGCATGGCAATCTAGCAGCCATGCAAAAAGTGATTGCTCATGCACATGAAAATCACTTGTTCATTGTGTGGCTGGGAGATGTTGTGGATTATGGTGATCACACCCTGAGATGCATGAGGGTGGCCTATGAAACTGTGATTCACAACCAGGCACACATGATCTGGGGCAACCATGAACGCAAAATCAGCAAATGGATCAGCAGCAATTGGGGACAGCATTTTAGAGGCAAACTCAGTGAGGCCAATCAGGCCACCATTGCGGAAATCCAAGCATTGCCTGACACAAGTCGTACCAGATTTCACAGTGCCTGGAGATGCCTGGAAAACCTCAGCACCCAGCATCTGGTAGTAGACAACTGGCTGTTCACACATGGCAGCGCCACGCCTGAAATGTGGCACATGACAGATCACAGACTGCCTGGCATTCATGGAGAAAGAGCATATTTTGGGGAAGTCACGGATGAACGTGCCAAAACCCCTCAGGGATACCCAGTGCGAACCTGGGATTGGGTCAACAGTGTGCCCATGAATCACACTGTGGTAGTGGGCCATGACTGGCTGGACCATGACAACTGTTGTGTGACCGTCAAGCAAGGATCACAGGGTGGAACTGTGATCTGTGTGGACACAGGCAGCGGCAAAGGTGGCAGGCTGAGTGGCATCGCTATTGATTTGAAAACTCAAACTTGGGAGGAAAGGTATTTTGATACCTGAATAGGAAATTATGTCAAGTGTTCTTATCTTAAATGCAGATTATTCACCCCTGGGCATTGCCCCTCTGAGCACCATCAGCTGGAAAGAAGCTGTCAAACTGGTGTGGCTAGATCAAGCAGACGTTCTGGAATACTATCCAGACTGGTTTGTACACAGTCCCAGTGTGACAATTCAGGTTCCCAGCGTGTTGGTGAGTCGCACCTACGTGAAAACCAGCCGCGGGGTCAAGTTCAACAAAACCAATTTGTGCATTAGAGATGATTACACTTGTCAGTATTGCATGAAGAGGTTTGACACCAAGAACCTCACCATGGAACACGTGGTGCCCAGAAGTACTGGTGGTAAAACCAATTGGACCAACATTGCCATGGCTTGCCAGCCCTGCAACACCATCAAGGGCAGCAAAAGGCACATGAAGCCAGTGAGAGAACCCTACAAACCCACCATTGGTGAAATTCTCACCAAGGTCAAGAAACAGCCCATTGTGATCCCACATGAAAGCTGGATACCCTATATTGGATGGCCACCCAAATTAATCAGTGTAAGAAAAGACACCAGATATTTGGATTCTGAAGATGGTTCATAGTAGACTTGGTATATTTGTAGTAAAAGGTGACAAATGACCGAGCAAACCAGTATAACCATCAACTTGCAGGATATGAAAAATATCCTTGTGTTGATAGACCTATGCACTCAGCGAGGAGCCTTCAGAGGCTCTGAGCTGAGCAGCGTGGGGCAACTATATGAAAAAATTACCAAGTTTGTAGAACAAACTGAAAAAACAGAACCAGTTGTGGTCAAGGAGGCCTAATGTTTGAAGGTATGTTAAAACACACAGGCCAACTCAACAACACTGGCAAACATGTGGCAGTGGTGTTCATGAGTTTGCCAGATGATAAAAATACAGCATTGGTAATTGACACTGATGCTCTTCCTGACATGTTCAACGAAGCTCTGCGCAGAGTTGTGGAGAGTGTGGAAGCACAACAAAGCAAAAACCTGGCAGAAGTGTTGGCACGTAGACCCAGCCCAGATGGCAGTGGCATGACCATGCTGCAAAAGTTTCATCAGGCTGGCAGGCTCATGCCCACGCCAGTTGCCAATGTCACCATGACACCCCGCAGCGGAGTGCGCTGGCCACTGGTGGATGTGATCACAGCCATGACCAGTGAAGAAAATGCAGTTCCTCCGGGTTTTGATGAACTGGATCCTGAAACCAAGGCAGCAATTGCAGCGGACATCAACAAGTTCAACGTGCATGCCAACAATCAGGAAGGCGAGACTGCTGCTGGCAAGCGTGGCGATGCCATGGCTTTGCTGGAAATGGCCCGCTTGCTGGAAGCTGATGCAGCCAGCAAGAGACAGCAAGCCTATCGCATGGATCCTGGTCTCAAACCCAAGATGCAAAAGTCAGCAGTTGCGTCACCTGCTCAGGCCACCCTGGAACCTCTGGTAGAATCAGTGCTGGAGCCAGCTAAAGTCGCCACCAAGCCTGTGCGCAAAACTGTCCGCAAAGGCTAAAGTTCTTCCACACCTCACTCAACAACTGTCTAAATATGTTTAGACTCGTGTTAGTGAGGTGTTTCCATGGCTAGAAGAAAATCACCAGAAGATCAGGAATGGGATTATATCTTCAACAACATAATTTTGGAAACAGAACCAGAACCCAAATACATCAAACAAGCTGTAATTCACACTCGCACCGGACAAAAATACAAACTCAGTGGCACAGAATTTGCCAACATCATGGAACATGAAAGAAGCTTGGATCCACAAGAGGCTGTGATTGAAAGTTGCAAGCTTACACTGGATTTTCAAAAAATCAAAGATGATGTCAACAAATTTGCCTTGCGCAGTTTCCAAAAGAGCAGCAAACGCTATGCCAAGAGCAAGAGGCAAAGTCAGCAAACCCGAGCCCTAAACAGGCTGCCCAAAAGAGTCACTCAAACTAAAGCAGCCGACAGTTGACACAACCCTGCAATCTCCTCCACAATTGTAAAAAATTAGGACATGAGATAAATGACTTTGTGGACTGAAGTTGCTGACGATGAGAACTATAAGAAGGTATTGGATCATGGATTTGTGGGTTTGGTTGATTGCATGGGAGATGACCATGCCATTGTGCAGGCGGCTCGCACAAGCTATGGAACAGGCACTAAATCAGTTAGTGCAGATAGAGGTCTCATAAGATACCTTGTTAAAAATCTGCATACAACCCCTCTAGAGATGGTGGAGTTCAAATTCCATCTCAAGATGCCCATATTTGTGATGCGACAGCATGTGCGCCACAGGATGGCCAGCATAAACGAATACAGTGGTCGCTACAGCGTGATGAATGATGAATTCTACATTCCAGATCGTTCACGACTGCAAGCACAAAGTAACACCAACAAACAGGGCAGTGGTGATACACTGGATGATCTGGAAGCTGAAATTACACTCAAAACCATCCAAAGAGTCAGTGCAGAAAGCTATCTGGATTATCTCAGCTTGATTGGCGATGAGCATGGCAGATCATATGGACTGGCAAATCCTCAAGGATTGACCAGGGAACTGGCCAGAACTGTGCTGCCCATCAACAATTACACTGAGCTGTATTGGAAGATTGATCTCAAGAATCTCTTGCACTACATCAATCTCAGAGCAGACAGTCATGCTCAGTGGGAAATCCAACAGTTTGCCAATATTTTTGCTGAATTTGTCAAGGTCAAGTGTCCCTTGGCCTATGAAGCCTTTGAAGATTACTGGCAGTGGGGCAATGTTGTCACAGTAAGTCGCATGGAGAAAAATCTCATGCAGGAATTGATTGTAGTCAGCAATTCACACAACATGAGTATTCAATCAGCTTGGCAACAAGTGCAGGCAAGTTTTGAAACTCCCAACCAGTTGTTGGAATTCTTCAATCTCAGCAAGAGAGAACTGTTGGCATTTCAGCAACAGTGGGGCCTTGTATGACCCTATGATCAGGGTGGGTTGTTGATAACAGCACCAGCAATCCATCCCAGCTGGCTACCCGCCTGATCCAGGTATTCTGCTCCAATTATAGCCTTACCTGGTTGTCCTCCGGCTCCCCCGGGTGCATTGTCTCCCCAGAAGCTAACTATTGTCTGCCCAGGACTACCTGGTTCTCCAATGCTACCACCATTGCCGCCTGTTGCTGTGTAGATGTTTCCTGGATTGCCTCCATGACCACCACCAATAATTTTTCCTGGTTGCCCAGCTTGGCCATATCTACCTCCAGTCACTCCACATGGATTGGTGCCTCCACCGTTAACTTCATTGCCTGCCCCGCCCGCGCCACCACCAGCACTGGCATTCCAGATATATTCGCATTCGGCGCCGCCGCCCCCGCCACCACCTCCTCCACCCCCAATTACACCGTAATTGATAATTTTGGTATTTGATCCCAACAATTGCATGGCAGGACCACCATTGCCACCGTTGCCGCCTGGAGGACATTCACATATACCGCTGGGAGCCCCAATGCCACCCACTCCTCCACATCCCACAATGGCACAATTTGCTTCTACAATTACAGTAACAGTGCAGGGTACAGGAATACCAGACGGTACTAATAATGAGGGGGTATCAGTATTAGCACTTAATAGATGAGTAAGCGGTTGTTGATTGGCATCAACTCCTGTTGTTTGTAATTTTACAGTGTAATCAATATGGTACCCACTGCCAACTGGATAACCGTAGCTGAGTATTTTGTCCCATACGTTATAGTTCCAGTGCCTGCCTGTGAGAACGTCTGTGTAACTCCAAATATTTGGTGGTGGCACAGGTGGTGGTGGAGTTGGCCCAGGAGGTGGTCCTACAAAATCCAAGCTTTCACTTGTTTGATAATAGGGACTTGCAACTGTGATGGGATAACTAGTTATGGCAGGTGAATATTCACCTGCAGTCAAAGGTCTATAGTTAAAGATTTGACTGTTTATGTCAACTCCTACTGTAAATCCAGCGGCATTGAATTGGAATTCAAAATACAAAACAGCTCCCTTGCTGCCATTCACATAAGGACCACTGCTGGTTTTGGCTCTCACTTTGATATCATAATTGGTTTGAAATTGCAAGGTGAACACATCTTGAAAACTGGTGGTGAGATCAAAGTAACCAATTGTTGTTCCAACGCCAGTGGAATCTCCCCCAATTTGTTGTGTTGTAGTGGCTCCGAAACCAATATAACCCAAATTACTATAGTTGGTTGTCAAGTAATTGGCCCAGGCTATACTTGCGCCACTGCCATTATCTCCATCCACATAGGCGGTTAACCTTATTTGTGATCCACTATTGAAAAAATATCTGGCAGCATCCTCACTGGGAAATGTCACTGTAAATTTGTGATATATTTCACTGTCAAAAGTTCTGGTTTGTGGTCTATTGCTGGTTAAGCTCGCACTATCATCTCTCTTCATGTATGTGGGATCGAAGCTGGTTCTCAAGGCTTCCACAGCACCAATTGCACCTGACCAATCATAAGTTGTGCCAGGCGGAGTAAATTCTACATCGCTAGTAGCTACTAGGTTTCCAGGGGCTAGATAATTTGTTGTAGGAAGTGATGGGGTGGGAAGAATGGGAAGAGAATAAGCGGTTAGGGTAGTGCCAGTGTGGTATGCTATGGATTGCAGTGCATAAAAGATGTTCATCCAATCGGAACTTTGCACCAAGGTGCTGGCTGAGACCGTGGGTAAAATGATTGGTGTCTGCCCCAAGCCGTATGTTCCATAACCTACCCCGTAGATAGCAGCAAGTTTCCCTGCACATGCTGCTTCACTGCCATAGGCTTGTGTGTTATTAACACTGCCAACTAGTGTAGTTATATCTGATGTTTGTATCAATTGACCTGCAACATATGTCATATCGTGCTACCTCTTATGTCACCCTCTATGCTACCAGTAAGAATAAAGCTTTGACCGGTTATGGCAATACCTGCGGTCCCTCCTGGTCCGCCGCCATATCCATTGTTATTATTACCGTCTTGTCCTGTAATACCAGCTTGACCCAAATCGCCTCCCTTGCCTCCATTACCAGCCAACCAATATTCACTGCTGCCTGCATGGGCTTCTGGTTGTCCGCCAATACCACCTATCAATAATGTGCCATTGGCTCCTGCATAGGTTCCATAATAGGGACCACCATCTGCTCCATTACCTGGTGTGCTGCCAGCCCCTCCACCACCAGCACCACCAGGATCGTCATAGGTTTGTTCATCGACTGTGGCTGATCCCCCTCCACCTCCGCCACCGCCTCCCCCAATAACGCCACTGTTGAACAGTGTACAAGCGTATTGTAACCTCAGTGCGGGGCCCCCAGCATTACCAGATCCGCCCACTAGCCAAGCTGTGCCGTTTCCTCCATTACCACCTTTGCCCACAATATATCCATAATTTCTTATGGTAATTTCACTATTGGTAGGTAATGCAGGCAGAGTGAAGGCGTAGGTGGCAGCACTGGTGCTGCCAATAATAATATTGGATCTAACTGTAACTGTGGCTCTCAGTGGGATACCTGATGTGGTGTTGTATCCTGCAATCTGTGCCGCTGAAAGAACGTCATAGTTGTTTGTATTTGCATCAACTTCTTGAACAAACAAATAGTAGATATCTCCACCACCTGTACTCAAATCCGTATCCACAGTAAATGTGGGACTGGCAACAGCAAGAGTGTGAGGTTTGGTGACAGTTACATTTACAGATAAATTTCCATACACTGGCTGATAGCTTGTTCCCCAAACATCATTGAAAATTAACTCAACAGTAATGGTCCTACCATTGCCTCCATTTGCACCAATCACATTCTTGACACTTGCGCTGGCTGTGTAATAGTTGTTGACGTAATCTTTGTAGATTCCTTGGGGATTTACAAGTGAGGCATCCAAGTCAGCAACTCGGAAGTTCACAATTTGTGTAGTTTGTTGTTGTAGTGTGTAATATCCCACTGATTGGAAAGTGCCTCCACTACCAGAGTCTCTTGTAGCGGAGTCTGCTCTAATCGTGAAAGATCCGGCAAATTTATCACTGGTGGGATTGCTTCCAGACAACATGGTTCGCCAACTGCTGGAATGTGTGTCAAGAGGATCTGTGGGAACAAATGAGGGCGCAATACTAATTGCTCCACCTGCATTGAAAAACCATCTGGCGTGATCTTCGTCTAGGAAATTTACACTGAATTTCAATGCTACAAGATCTGGCCACGGTGTGCTTCGTGAATTTGTCAAACTTACAACAGGGGGTGCCAAACTACTGGGAGGAATATTTTTGCGATTTTGATCAATTATTTGCACAGCAGCTTGCCAATTGTAACTGCTGCTAGTATCACTATACACAGAGCTGATGGTGGGATAGGTATCACCCACTGGTTCAAAATTGGATGCTCCAGGCAGCAGGTTATTGCTTTGACCAAAAAATGTATTTAAATCAGCTACAGCATTGCGCATGTATTTCCAGGAACTGGCAAATACCTTATCGGAAGAAATTGGAGCAGTAATGTGTATGTAAATGTTTACAACAGCCCCTGATGGGGGCACACTAGCAAGCGTTACCAGTTTTCCTGAAACCATGGCCACGCTGGCGGCAACACCATTCACAGTTGCAGTCACAGACTCTATACTGGTTGTTACGCCAATATCAAATGTGGATGTGACGCCGTTTCCTGTGCCTGTATACCCAAAGGGCACTTGGCCCAGGCCCCTATCTCCCCAACCTACCCCATACAAGGCATTGAGACAATTTTCAGCAGATGCTTGACTGGGAAATGCCACATTACTGCTGTAATTTCCCACTATACTGGAAAAATCAGTATTGCGTATCAGTTCTCCACTGACAATAGCCATTATTTTGTACCAACCACCGCCAAGATTGTATCAACGTCGTCATAGGGCTTGTCCATGAGACTACGCCCAACAATTGCCAATAATCCATACTGCGGATCCCATGCCTGCGCAACACCAGCTTGATCACTGCTCATCAAGCGTTGCCCCTTTTTAACAATGCCCACAACTTTCACAGGCACTCTACCTGCTAGGGCCACATAGGGCCAGGAATCATCGTCCCCTGCATGTGAATTCAACATTAGACCTGGATTGGTGCTAACCACTCCAAAAACATCTGAACTGCCTTGTTGAGTGGTCATAGTAATTTCACACTCGCCGCCCAACATCACCAACGTGCCTGCATGCAAAGGGGCATCAGCATGATATCTTTCAGCCAAATCTGCGTATCTGGCACTGGTGGCAGTTCCGTTAAAAAGTGTTGCATAAACATTTGCATATTTTTTACCAGATGCACCCAAGTTAAAAGTATTATCTAAAATAGGTTCATTGGTTTGATCTGTAAGGTAGAAATTGCCAATTACTTTTCCACCCAATGCTTGACTATCCAATGCAGTTGTTGCTGTGCTGGCATTGCCCACCAAAACCGCGGCGTTGGTTAGGTTAATACCTTTGCTGACACTGGTTAGAGATGATCCAGCAATAGCACCTGCCTGACAACTGAAGCTGGCATCACTGATAACTGCAATCACTGTACCGTTTACTGTGATTCTCAATACATTGCGCACTGTGTTGGTGTTGTCTGTACAAGTCATTGCTTCCACAGCAGTATAGGCAGGAGCCACCAGCCCCAAGGGATCTGTGTTGTTGGCGGCTCCAATGGGACCTATCAATCTCCATGTACTAACATCCCAACTTTTCAATTGTTTTGTGCCAGTGTCAAACCACAATTGTCCATTGCTGGGATTTGCAGGTGCAGCGGTACCATATGCGGTTTGACCCGTGCCCAACCAGGAATTGGTCGTGGCATCATAAACTTTGAGTGTTTTTTCAGTCGTATTATACCAAATTTGACCATCAATGGGATGTAATGGAGGATTGGTATTAGCAAAATTTTGCAGCATCCATACCAGGTCTTCTACAACTGGTTCACCATACCTGGGATAGTCTCTACCTGGTAGCTTGATACTTGTTGCTGTTAGGTTGACTGTTCTGTCAGGAATACTGACCAATGGAGATCCATTGTAATTGTTGATCACATATGTCATGATAATTATCTCACACGCTTTGGATTCTTATGGTATAAACCACTTCAATTTCTCTATTCAAACTCTTTTGCACTGGGTTGTGAACCAGATGAGTAATCAACAACCCGCCATAAAATGCACTACTCTTGGTTTTGAGTCCCAGTTCGTTAAAAATATAGGGGGTTGTCATGTCAGTTGCTGTGTCAAAAGCATCCTCACCTTCTGGAACACCAGCAGGCAACAAACAGGTAACAATTATATCTGTAAAATAGTTGCCTGATTTGTGATTGATCCTGATAAAATTGTTGTTCACATCAGGATTTTCTGGACTCATGGTGTTGACAACCTGACTGTATGTTTGATTGTAAAGTTGCGCATCCATGCCTGTGACATTGGGAGGCAGATAGGTAATGGTGCCAGTGCCTGTGATCAGTGCTGCTCCGTTGCCAAACACCATTTCGTAAATGTAGCCTTCAGGTTGATAAGCCGCACCAGCTGCCAAACAAATGCTGAAATTTTCAAAATTGATTGCATTGTATTGATCCACAAGAATTTCTTGTGTTTGCGCATCCCTGATCATCACATGGCCAGTTATTTTGTTGATGGGTGTTTCCATTTAACTGCCTCTCTTGTTGACCAGTATTGTGCCTGATTGTTTGTCTCGTATGAGAACATGAGTGCTGGCAATAACTGTCTGTGTGTCATCTACGTCTGGTTGCTGTTCTGGGGGTGGTTGTGTTTTCTGCATGTGTTATTTACCTTGCCTAGTTCCTGGTTGTTCTAAAAGGAATGCTGTTTGAGGTTCATTGCCATATTGAATACCCACACCACTTGTCCAAATATATCCTGCAGGAATATTTTGGCGAACACTGCCGTCTCTCACTAGTGTGGTGCTCAAATATGCAGCAGGATTATTGACATTTTCCACAAACACAATATTTTTGTTGCCCAGAGGAGGGGCTGCCACAGTGTCTGTTTCATTTATCTTGACACCGAAGAATTTCACATATGTTCCTGGCACTAACCCTGGAGGATTGTCTTCAAAACCATAATTCAAATCCAACAGTTGTAGCACACCATCCACAAATATATAACCGCTTGTGGAAACAAGGCTAGTCTTAAAATAAGTATTAACTGAGTTGCCACTGTGGAATTCACTTGTAAATTGGATATTACGTCCTCCACTGGTACCCAGACTGCCGCGAACCAGCTTGCCTAATTTGTATTGCAGCGGAGCATAATATATGGGCTCAGCTATTTTTTCCGCATATTCTATACGTTCATTGCCCACCCATATCACGCCTGGCATATTGGGATTGGGATCTGCCACCACTGTGCCATCTGACACATACACATATTCATCATCAGCCAACAAATCCTGTGACAGTGTTGTTGTATTTTGATTGCTCAGTCTCTGATATTGCACATCTCCAAAGATGTTTTGGAACATGCGGAAGGCCACGGCAGGTTTGGCAGGAATACCTGTGTAATAAAAGGATTGAATCTCATCATTGATAGTGTGGGTCCATTGGGTTCCAAATTGGATTTCTGTAACTCCGTCTACCACTTTGATAATATAATCCCAACTGCTGTCAGCCAATACACCATTTACCCATACTTGAATACTACCCCAATTGCTGGGTGTGGCACTCAAACTGTAGATGCCACTGGTGGCACCCTGCCATCTGTCACTGGTGTATCTTGTGCTGCTGTCTTCTGTAAATGTTTGCACCTCTATGAGATCATTATTGGAGATCACGCCTGTTTCAAAAACAATACTGTCTCCCACAATGGTATAATCATTATCTTTGTCCACCTCAACATAAATTTGCGATCCTTGCACAGGTGCCACTGCAAAAGTCACTTGTTGGGCACCTGGCCCTGCACTGATTGCAACTGTGCTGATGTTTTCCCAAGCAACAATTGTGGGATTCATGGTTGTATCAATGCCTATATCCCACACTGTTGTGGTGCCATCTCCAGTTCCTTGCCAAAAATAAGGAGGCCTGACTTTCACATTGTTAACAAACACCAAAGCATTGAGTGATTGCACAACACTCTGTTGCGGGGGGTTATCCAATACATAGCTCAATTGGGTATCATCTTGAATCATCCAGGTTTGTGTGTGAATTCGGCTGCTGAGGCTGCTGGCAAACAGGGTAATCACATAAACGTCTCCAGGATTGTCCACATTTTGCAAGATCACACTGTTGGGCCATTCATTGTCCACATACCAATCTTGATATTCTTCTCCATTTTTTACCACCAACACATATTGTTTGGCAATGGCTACATCAAAAGTAATCCATTCCAGTATGTTGTCTCCTGTGGATACCCACTGTTGTTGCTGTCTAATCGCACTGGGCCCCCAGCTTACAGCAAATCCTGTGCCACTGCTGGGAGTCACACTCAATTGACCTGCTTGTCCCGGAGTTTGGAAATACACACCTGCGTCTTTGATGGACACTTGTGCCACACCCCAAACAGGAATCAAATCAGCACCCTGGCCTTCACCACTGGAGAAGAAGCTTATGCTATTGGGAGTACTGAGGTAATATCCTCCATTGACAATCTCTACATCACTAATAATACCCTTGGTGTTGATGGTATTGGTGACTTGGCTGACTCTGAGAATCACAATTGCTGTACTGTATCCATATTTGAGACTCAGCAAGTCACCCACAACATAATCCTGGCCTCCACTGATAATATTGACACTCACTGCTGAGACGGCTGTAACTGTTACCACAGCTCTTGCAGCAACCATGCTGGGTTCATAAGGAATACCTCCATCTAGAGTGATATCATCACCTATGTTGTAGCCAGCTCCCTTGCTGATGATAGTCAAAGATCCCAATCCTTGACTTGCACCACCAAAGCCCACGCTGATTATACTTACTCTGCCAGGCAGTGGAGGGTTTACAAACACAACTCTCATGGTGTCAAATGCAATCACATAGTCTGCCAGTGCACCTTGTACTTGAGATACACCATTCACATACACAAACAACTGATAGTTGTTGGTTATGGGCTGTCCAATATCAAATTGATCTAACAATCCATCACTGGTATAAACCTTGGTGACCAAATTTCCATATCCTCCACTGGGCAAAGTATAAACATCCATGACTAGACTGTCTCTGTTCCACACAGGATTGAGTTCTTCGGGATGACCAGGTTCCAGATGAGGCCTGTTCAATCCACTGCCATCCAAGGTTGTACCCAACAATCCAGACACAACAGGATGGAAAGTGCTGCCTTTCTCCACAATCCATATATTGGGTCTGGGCTGCACTGGCACACTGGGTGCTGTGGCAAACACAATAGTCTTGCCTCCCCAGAGTATGTTCAAGACAGCGTTGGTCCCTTGACCTCCCGTGACATTTACCAGATTGCTATCAGGAACCACGGAGTATTCTCCAGGATCCACAATTGCCAGGCTGGTGATGTGACCCAAATTATCATGTCCTGTGACCTTGAATTGTGCAGGACGGACATAAGTGCCACCCACAGCAGTGATCACATCATTGGTATTGTAATTTATACCACTGTTGATCACGTACATTTGGCTGACAAAATTATCAATGCTCCAATTGCCAGCACGCATGATGGGCGTGCCATTTACCCAAACTGTGAGTTCATTGGGATTTTGAGGAGCCACCGGCAAACCAAATTCAGTGCGAACACCATTGCCCACATAAATCCAATAACCAGGACCCATGCCATCTGTGATATTTTGATCATAGGGATCATATGCATCTTGGCTGTAATCCCAGCCTCTGACATTATCCCAGGTGGTTTTGTCCCAAGCATCTTGATTGCTGAATTCTGCACCATCCACTGTGAGCAATTTACCAGCACAACCACTTATCAAATATTCACTGTCCAAGGGTGTCTGAGTGCCACTGGGGCTGTAATATTGATGTATAGTATTGATGCTGCCTTGATACTGTTGATAAGACAGCAGCAACCAGTCACTCAACTTTTGGGTATCTGCAGATGTTTTTAGATAGATGTTGGGCATTGTCCAATCATCAATCCTTACCTTGATCTGATATCCTGATGTGTATTGTAAACTGTTGTCCAACAAATCAAATAATTGTTGACTTGTGTATATGCTTTGTGATTCCACAAGTGTTCTTTTTGATGCCTCAGTGTCAGCCAATCCATAGGTTTGTGTAAAATTCAAACCATAGTCTATGAAATCCCAATTGTTCAAAATATCTGTGAGATTGCTGTTGTCATTCCTGCGCATGATGACAAATTGAGGAATAGCCACCTCTGCTTTGTAATTCTGCTCAATATTTTGTGAATAAATGGTTGTCAGCCATTGCACCAAACTTGTAATGGTTACGTTCACAGGCAGTGCCAGCAAATCCTGTAATTGTTGGGGTTCCAAATCGGGATTATACCATGTGGATGCTGAACATGCCAGACGTTCGAAAATCAATTTGGTGCGTATGTTTCTTATCAGTTGAGGATTGGCAGTAGCAGTAGTGGGTAGATAGTTTTCCAACCAATACTTGTATTCTCTACTTTGTATCATGATGTTGCCATCAATCTCATTGTAGGGGTCCAAAATCCTAACTCCAGTCACTGGATCTTTGTAGGGAGGTTTGTCAAAATCTGTGCTGTTGTTGGTGTATGTGTCTTGACTGATCTTCCAATCCACAAACTGCCTTATTTTTGCATGATAGGGTTTGATTTCATTTATGTATTCCAGCAAACTGTTGATCTTGCTGGTTGTATAATAGGGACTGGCAATCAACTGTTCTGCAAATCCTCTCAAATTGATGAAACTGGTTTTGAATGCCCAATCCACCAGATCCTGTTCATGGAATATTCTGTTGAGCATTGTGAAAAATACTTGATTGGGCTCATTTGTCACATTGTCAATTTTGAGAAGTCCGCCTATGCCCTGTGCACCCACCCACAGTCCCTGTATGATATTATCCAATTCCTGTCTGCTGTCATATTCAAATCCCTGGAAATCCTGAGCAAACCCTGCCCCGCTAAATCCCATGTTGTATTTGTCATAATCATACAAATTGTCATTTAATACAACTGTGCCATTTTGTTCGCCAATCAGCACCCATTTGGTAGTAGACAAATCCACATACAAATACAATGCCCATGAGCCACTGCCTGTGTTGTTGACTTTGACAATATCCAGCTGCTGGAAATCCAAATAAGCATCTCTGGAATCCAGAGTATCAAAAGTATAATCAGCAATGGTATCACTGTTGTAGCCAGTGCTATACCAATCTGTTAGACTCCAGCACAGTGCATCTACATAACTTTGGGTTTGTTGTAGAACAAATTCACTATTGGGTTGACTGTTGGGCCACAACCAAATATTCCATCTATTATTGGTTTCACTGCCTGCGCTGATGTTGCCCAAACTGGTATCTGCAACCAGCACCTTTGTTCCTGGAATAATCTGATATTTTAGATCATTCAATTGTGCTAGATTGCTGACTTGCTGATCCCATGTGGTGGGCGCCCTCCCACTTCTGAATGTGATAGGTTTACTGCCCATGGCAAACCCCTGATTATCACTCCATGTTAGGATCGCTCGCGCTGCACTTCCCTGGACAAATGATATACTGGGGTTCTGTGTATAACCAGACCCAGGATTAGTAATAAGCAATAAGCTAACACTGTTGTTTACCATAATTGCATTTGCAGTGGCAGATGTTCCTGATCCATTTCCGCCTGATATTACCACACTGGGGGCAACTTGATAGTTACTGCCCCCGGAATTTACCGCTATACTTTGGATACCAAACACAATATCAAGAGTGCACCCTCCACCTGTTCCAGAGTTCAAGAACGCTACATTGGTTAGGCTCAAGGGTATTTGTGATTGAGCAAAAATACCACCATCGGTGATCTCAACTGTTTGTACCTGTCCATTCGTGACACCTGTTACTGTAAGTCTAGCTTCGTCCTGATTGTTGCCATTCAAGTTACTGTAAAGTTCATCACCCACTGTAAATCCATTGCCACCAATGTTAACGTTGGCTGAAACAATCAGGAACTTCACGGCTCCAGCACTGACACCACTGCCTGGGCTATAGAGTTGCACAGGTTTACTATCAGGCACCACGGTATAATTGCCATTATCGTATATTTCTAGAGAGGCAATGGGTCCCACATCACCAGCTGAATTATCCACTGTTGTGACTTTTAGCCCGGCCTGATCCCAAAACTCTCCGTCATCAAAGTATAGCACATCCCCAATCCGGTAATTTATACCAGGATTGGATAGTTTTGCTGTAACAACACTAATGCCACTGGGATCACATGTCCAATAACCCATTTGTGATCCTGATTCTACATATACCTCACTGTTGAATAATTGGTCAGATTCCTGATCAAAGTCACTTGTGCGTTGCAAAATCCAATCCAATTGATCAGGTTTATTGGCCACGTCCACAGCCACTTGTGTGGCTTGCCAATTGTTGTCAGGCCCGCCAATGTCTGTGACAACATACAAGGTGTTGAGCCTGAAAATGTATTGACCCTGTGCTGGTGTGTATATGAGAGACCTGGATGGGTTTAGTGGATCAGGCACAGTCAATTGCAATCTGCTTTGTGTGGGCGCAGGCAGAGCATTGGGATATATCAGTGTTCCAGGTTTGACAACTGTATAAATTCCATTGTGTGCGTTGTTGATTTGATTTTTAATCAAGATTCTATCACCCACACTAGGATAATAACCAGTTATTATATCAGTTGTGTTGTTGGGGTCTCCAGGATTTACTGGCACACGATTGCTGTCCACAATCAATAATTGAGTAGTTTTGGCAATCAATTGTGCTGCCACTCCATCAGAGCCGTTGATATAATATGCACTGAGATTGTCTGTGGTTGCAGCTACAACAGCCGGTTTGGTATTCCTCTGTGCAGGTATGGGTTCTTGAGCATTGAAATATTCTCTCCACAGAAATCTGCTCACATCTGTTGCTGTGGGACTGCTGGCAGATGCCAACAACTGATTCACATATGTGACAAATGCCTTTCTTGCACCGTTTCTATCTTCAAACATGGTTTGAGCAGGACGAGATTGAATGCCATATGTTTCACGGTCTGTGAGCGCATAACCAGGCACAACATCACTCTGATTGTCAAATTCCACAAGACTGTTGCGCAACCTGGTCCACAGATATTCGTATGGACTGCTTCTGGGGTCATCAGGGCGCATGAGATCATACTCTTTGTGTACAGCCGGAGCATCCAGTGTTTTCAGCCAGCTCAAATGCCAGATACTGTTGTTACCATTGAGAGTATAACCAATGTTGCCCAACAATGCAGATGTAGAGTTGATGGCACTCCACCAACTTATGCCTGTGTTGCCTGGTTCAGCTATGATGTTGCTCAATATGCTGGTGCTGATGTGTCTCCAACTCACATCAGGCACAGTTGTGGTATTTTTTACCCAAAAGTAATATACATCCACCAGCTGGCCCAGGCTGTTGAGTTGCTGTCTCAGCACATAGGGTTGATTGTCACTTTTTACTTGTCCTGAAGGCAAATTAGTTGAGCCGATTGCTGAGAGGTCTGTGCCTTTTGCCACAAGATCTTGCCAAGATGCAGGCGGCACAGTGCTTCGTACCCATTCATAAATGTCAACGGTTGTTCCAGGAGCGATGGATCCCCAATGTTGCCTGCGGTAGCTATCTGTTCCAATTTCATAATCAATAAACCTCATGGTGTTGAGATCCCACCATACCAACCCCACCTGATCATTGCCCCAGGCATTGGCTGCATTTATGCCCACTGTGGTGCTGGGATCGTGAGTGTATTGTGCTGGATCATAGGGAGTTTTGTAGGTGATTTCCACGTCAAATATGCCAGGTAGTCTGTTCTTGGCTGGATCCCAATACACTAGATTGGCAATAGTGTTGCCTGTTGTGAGATCATATATGAAACTGGTATTAATATACCTGGGATCAGTTTTGTAATTTTCCGTTCTCACTGGATACCAATTGATTCCGCTGTTGCGCAGCACCTGCCAGGGAGTTGTTGAGCTACCATCTATGTAAACTATGTCTCCTCGGGTCCAGCCGCCAGGTATAGCAGCAGCATCTCTTGCTTGTGTATTGGCAAATCTTATGCTTTTGTAGAGCAACACGCTTCCACCACTGCCAATATTGCTGCTGCTCAAGGTGATTTCAAAGGTTGTAGTACTGGTGACAGTAACAACAAATGTGTTGTCAATTGCCACGCCTGCATTGATCACACCATAGATAACCACCAGATCACCTGACACTAGGTAATGGCTGTCGCTGGTGGTTACTTCTGTTATTGTTACATCAAAATCACTGGGGCTGGTTGTGAGAATTTGCCATGTGGGTTGGTATATTTTCCAAATATTCCATGTTCTCAAACTGTCTATAAACTGCCACACTGTGTCTCCTGCTTGCAAAGGCTTTTGAGTGCTATCAGCAATGTTGGCAGCAGTTCTGTCACTGTATAAGGCAAGCAGGGCATCATACGTGGGCACAGTGTAGGTGGTGTCTCCCAACAGCACATATCCTGCTGTGGGCAAATCATCTGGCTGGCTGCCATATGTTTCACGCAAACGGAAGGGTTGAGGAAATGCAGTCTGATCTATTATTCTGGCATCTTGTGCATACACTGTATATGTGTCATCATTGGGCAGATCAGTATTGCTATTACCAAAAATAGTAGCCAATTGTGGATTGCTCTGAATAGCTGTGCTGTCCAATCTCACATCCAAACTGTTGACATCCAAATCATTTCCATAGATGCCGGCCCTAAAAGCCCATTCTTCATAATAATTGAAGTCCTGATTGGGTTCCAAGACATTCCTATTGCGCAACAGTCTATTGATGGCTGTGGCTGTGCCTTTTTGGTGTATCATGCCCTGATAAAATTGAAAGGCTATGTTTTCATCCACCAGCAAATCAGTCAAATAGGGCCTGGGCACATAGCCCACAACATTTTTGGCCATCAAACTGAGATTCAACGGCAAACTCTGAGTGATTGTACTAGTGGTGGCTTGTTGTGGGTTTGTGGCATCAATATAACTGGTGGCAAGATCGATTTCAAAAAGTTTGCGCAAGTCGTCTGCACTTTTTTCAAAATTGGGAATAATCCTGTTGAGAATACTGATGGTGGTGCTGGTTTGTTCCAGTGTTTGTGTGATCATATAACCAGGCGCTTCCATGCGACCGCGCCAGTTGAGTGTTCTGTATCCAAAGATTTTGAATCTGCTTTGTCTTTGATTCAATACAGGATCATATACAAGATCATTAAAGATTGTTGTGTTGTTGAACACAAAGGCATGTTCCAGTGTGGTTGTGTATAGACGCAATCCAAAGATGCCCTGATCATTCAAGGGCCTAACACTGATCTGATCATCAATACGCAAAAAGTCCAAATCTTTGAGTAGGATACTCTGGCCCAATCTATCCAGCACACTGTAAGTGCCATTTACTATGCCACCTACATTTTGGATAATTCCAAATTCTTTGCTGAATTTTGCCAGTGTGGCCAGGGGACTGAGGGTTATATAGGTGCCTGGTGCCCAGGGTCCTTGGCTCCAGAACAAGAATTCTCTGGCACTGAGACTCCAATTTCTGGGTCTGCCTGCCACATCATCATATTGATCAAACTGCCAACCATCAGCAATTTGTGCTCGGCCCAGGCTGATGAGAAAATCATATACTTCTTGCCTGGTGGCAAAAATTGTTCCGTATGCCACTTGAGCAGTTGTAGCCAATCCACGGCTGTATTCTATCACACGTTGGTTGTCTATCACAACAGTGTTTTTGGGTCCTCTGATATTGCTGGGGATGATTGTAAAGTAGGGATTTACACCATCATACCCAATCACCCTCCATCCTATGCCTGCTCCTCTAAACTCCACAATCACTCCAGTGTAAACATATTCACCTGTGCTGCTGCTTCTCAACAGTTCGGTGCTCATGTCTTCCTGTGGCAACAATAGACTGTTGTTACCACCAATACCAAAACTTTCCACAAACAACTTTGTGTTTTGGCTGTCAGTAAAGCCACCCAGTCTATGAGCCAGGTTGACATTCAGCCCTCTGATAATATTACCAAAATATGTGGTGACATTTCTGCTGTCACTCACCAGTCTTTCACTTATCCAGTGCTGAATACCACAGCTACCAAAATAATCGAGATTGAGAGGATTTGCAAGGCTGGTGACATCCTGTGGATTCTCACGGTGTACATAAAAATCTGCACTGCTTTTTCTTGCCAACTGATCTGAGTATATGTATTGACTGAATTCCTGATCAGCATAAACCTGTTGTTGTCTGGCACCATCCCATAGATATTCCATGAACTGGGCAGGAACTGTGAGATACATCCATTGTGCCCACTGTATGTCACTGTCCACTTGTGTGAGCCACACATTTTCCAAGGGTCCACGGTCGCCAAATTTCCAATCTGCACTAGCTTCTGTGGTGCTGGGTAAGCTTGTCACACATCCTGCCAGGAATGGAGGCAACAATTCTCCGGCACTGTTCACAGGTATACATTTGCTCAAGCCTGGTCTAGCCCACTGATCATCTATGCCAGCTCGGGGACCCTGAGCAATGCGACCTTGTTCCAGATCATCCCACATGCGTGTATTGCCACTTGTATATGGAGCAGCACCATATTCCTGATCCCACCAACTGGGTTTTTGACTGAAGCCCAACATTTGCCAGGGAGCTGTGTGTGGTCTAGCAGTATCATAAAACCAAAAATAAATGCCTCTCCAGTGGCCAGGCACAGGCATGCCATCCTGGTCCACACAACTGCTGTAATTCCAAGTAAAGGGATCTGCAAGATCAAATGTGATGTTTTTGAACGCATCCACCTGATTGAAGGTCAACCACTTTTGCCAGCTGGGGCTTTGTATTGCCAGTTGATCCTGTCGAGTATAACTGGTGACTCTGTATTTGCCGCTGAAAATAGTCCTGAGATCCACTGGCAATTGCACTTGGGGATCCTTGTATTTGAGTGGCAAACTTTCATACATGCGCAATTCAAACAACAGCCATGCCTGTGCTACTGGATTGGTAAGTGCAGCGGGGTCACTGGTGACCCTGAAGTTGTTGACAATCTCTCCCAAATCCTGATTACTGTAATCTTTCATTACCACTATTGCGCCATTGTGACATCTCATGCTCAATGGCTCATTGGGTTGTGTTGTGTCATAAAAAACTTCAGGATAGTATGCTGGTGTTACACCCAGTCGTGTGGCACTGGGAGGAACCCATGTGGGGTTGGTGCTCTGTTCACTGCAATAGGCACCATTGGTCAAATCAAATCCACTGTTGGCCCAGGTACTGGCCTTGGTTTTGCCCAAGTTCACAGTTGTGAGGGCCTGCGCAAGCCAGGCCGTGGGGGTTTGAGCAGTGGTATATCCCTGGTTGAGCCACAGGTTCATGAGACTGTTGACAACTTTGTTATAGAAGCGCAGGTATTCTCCCTGTGCCCACACCATTGCTGCAAAAGGATCAATAAGGCTGCTGCTGGTGTCCAGAGCGGTTGTTTGATTTACTGCATTGGTGCCCATGAGCTTGAGCATAGGAGCCCTGTTTTGCAACAGCACAGTGCCCAGACTCTGATCTTGTGCTAGATCCCTGTAATTGTTGGATCCAATCACATTACCTTGGAATCCTGCCTGATTTAAAATCACACTCTCAAAATGTGGCAACAGGCTGGCCACACTGATGGTTTCAATGTCCTGATTGTTGGGGTTAACAGCCAAGTTGTTGGGTATTTCAAAATACCCATTTGAGACACTGTTGTGAATGCCTGCATAACTGCGGATCTTGACAAATTGGTTGGCAGCCAAGGGTGTGTTGAGAATCACTTGGCGATCAGTCACTGTGTAATCCACATTCAATTGCAGTAACTCTGTTCCCACATTCACAGTAATAGGCAATGGTCCTGGCACAGTGGGTTCCAGAATGGCAGGATTTTGTGGATTTACTGCAAGAGCTGGTGCTTGATCTATCACAAATGTATTTTGATCATCAACGCTGACAAATTCATTTACCACATATTGTCTGCTGGGCACACTGCTTTTGAGCCAATTGTTGAGATACTGCCAACTGGCACCTTGGTTGGTTCTTGCAAAAAACTTGTAACCAGGAATGGGCTGTAATACAAGATTTTGCTGATAAGTCCATGTGTTAGTAACAATTGTATTGGCAAAAACAAAATTTCTTGCACTCTGATTTTCAGTAACAGTGGCAAACCCCAATACTGGATCCACTGGAGAACTGGTGCTAGAGGCATATTCAAAAATACTACATCCAGTAAAGTTGTTGGTGGGATATATGCTGTTGTTACCCAGATAATTTCCCTGTGTGTCAAACAAATCAAACAAAGGACTTTGATTAAGAATTGCACGATATGCCACACTGGTGGGATCCACAGCACTTGTGATTTGTCGGTTCTGACCTTGGATCCATGTTTGGCTTACACTGCTGTAGTACCAATATGTGTTCACATGCTGCGCACCAGTCGGGGATTCCAAACTTCCAGCAGTTACCAAAACTCCGTCACCATCAACCGGTGCACCCATAATGTCATCACCATTGGGCAACAATCCCAATATTACCTGACCCAGTTGTGTGGGATTCACCAAGGGGTAATAGCTGTTGCGCACATTGGTTACTTTGTATAATTTGTTGTTCTGTTCGGGATCCAAGAGATTGGTGAACAAAATCACCATGTCGTCGTCAAGGGTAACTCCATCTATTTGCAGATAATCTCGTCTGCCACTGGGATAGATCGTTGTAACCCATTGGCCATCTATGTCTGACAGATATTTGCTGGTGGTATCTACTAGAGTGATAAATCCTCTATTGCGTTGTGCAAAATTCCACAGTTTGAGGTCATACTGGAATTCCAAAATTGGACGTTTGCCTGCTGCCTGGTTGTAATTTTCCAAAACTGTGTTGGTGTATTTGAGCACATCCTTGTGGAACCATCTGTTGCCCAGACTCCAGGGATTGGCATTGGCACTACCTCGTCCCATACAAATATAGTTGGGCACATTATATGTGCTGGGATAATCCCAAACCGTGCTGTCATATTCTTCAGGATTGCTCCATGCCAGATAGGTTTCCAAATTATCAGCCACAAGTCTTATACTCTGACCCACACCTTCCACAATATATGTGTTCTTGCGGTTGCTGATAGTCACATCATTGAAAAATTGTACCTTGATGCCATTAGTGAAAACCAGCGGATTATCTGAAGTTGCCTCGTTGTAAACAAGAATATCTGGGTTGGCAGGATCAGGATATGTGTAGTAACCCACATAATTGTAGGTTTGTTGACCTATGATGGCTGTGAGAGGATTAAGAGGTTCAATCAACGTAAGCACAAGGGGGCCTTCTGGCAGCCACACATAATTTTGATAGTTGACAAATTTGTCCAGATCAATAGGCACACCAAAGCTGTAGTATTCATTTTCAAACAATCTGTTGTGATCGTTTACAAGAGCTCCTTGAAATCTCAACTTGTTGATGAGATCGTCATAGAACAGTGTATGGGTGACTTCATTGGTGGTTTGATCACGACTGACTGTGGTGGGAGGCAGCTGATAATCTCTGCGATCTCTGTTGATTTCACTCACATATTTGTCAGTGTTGGGATCATAATAGGGAGGTTTTTCGCCAATATAGGCACTGAGATATTCCACATTGTCAGGCTGAAACAACTGATCTCCAGTTGCAGCAAAAAACTTTTGTAGTATGTCAGTTTGTAGAACTTCAGGTAGAAATTCACTTATGCGACGTGGCTTGTTGGTCATTATGCTATTCTCAACTCAGCTGGATTTAGGTTAGGAACTATCAGTACATCAGTTACTCTGGCTGTACTCAGGAACAATTGATCAGGATCACTTTTGATTTCAAACAAATCGCCAAATTTGCTGTTGCTGCTGGCAGGCACTATCACAACACTGCTGAGCAGATTTGCCATCTGTTGGTGAATATAGGCAGCCAGTTCAGTAAAGAAAAAGCTCTGGCCAAAATCCCAATTGGCAATATTGAAGAAATCATCAATGGCTTGTATCACGCGATTTTTGATTTCTCTATCAGTAATGGTGCTGCTGGGTATTTTCACAACCTTGAATACTGCCTGCAATTGTGGATCTGCTTGCTCACCAAACAACAGTTTGTATCTGATAGGATGCCAAATCAGTTGATCTGTCATCATTTTGTAGGCATTGAATTCTTCAAAGCTGCTGCGCAAATCTTCAGGCGTGGGTGGTTGAGGTTGTGGATCTGTGGGTCTACCCTTGCTGATCCAATTTCTTATGGCTGTGTTGTAGCTGTTGGTGAGCACATATATGTCAATTATGTTCATGATAGCAGGATCAATACGTTTGTCATTACCTGCAAAGTGTTGCCAGCAATAATTTATACGGTTGGTGCCTGATCTGGCTTTGTAGTTGGCGCTGATGTCTTGCCAACTTTGTGTACTAGCGTTGATGCATTCCAGGAATATACCGGGATTGATCACATATGCTACATCACCCACGTTTGCAGGAGGTTGCAAACTGGTGAGATCAGCCACAAGATTTACCTGATATTTGACTGTGGTGGGATTCCATCTCTCAAAACCTTCCACATTTGCTTTTTTCCAGAACACTCTGCTGTTGTTGGTAACCAAATCATCAAACAACTGAGGATTGTCCACCAGGTTATCATTGTTGCTGTCCCAGAACACCACTTGGATCACTCTGGGCTCTATGTATCCATCAGGATAAACTTGTTGACTCTGCACTGCCCAATATTGATCATCAGCAAGTGAGCTGCCATTGCTGCCCATGTTGTTCTTAAGGATACGCACATTATCTCTGCGGCTGGTTAGCGTTTGACTGTCCACTACTTTTTGTGTATTCACAAAATAAAATTGCACATCTCTCACACTCTCAAAATAATAATTGAGTGCTCTCATTGTGATTTGCCAACCAAAATTGGCCAAATATACAAACTGCACCAACCAACTGGCATCAATGTTTGTTTTGCTAACATCACCAGCATTGTCCAAACTGAATGCAGCATTGATGGCCACGTCTTGTGCATTGAGTACAATCCACGTTTGGGCACTGTTGTCATAACGCAAGCCAAAATTTCTTTTGGCTTGCACAGCATTGGAAATGCTGGCCTTTTCCTGTTCGGTCAAAGTAACTCTAATAGGAGGCATAATTTGCTGCACAAGGTTTTTCACAGTTCCTGTGTCAGTGAGATATTCGCTAACAGGTCTACTCAAGATTGTGCTGTAGATGCCCAATTCGCTGCTGCCCTGGTTCACCACATTTACCCAACCTTCTCTGGTAAATTTCACCATGCTGCCAGTCACCAAGCCTTTTTCCTTGTCTGGTAAAAATATTTGCGTGGGAGTAGCAGTGCTGTTGGAATTAGTGTACACAAATTGGCCCTGGGCAGCATTGGGAACACTGCCACCAGTGGGTTGCCAATAAAGTCCACCGCCAGGAAAGTAAGGATAATTTTCCAGATAGAAATCTCTCAATCCTATATTCACATTGTCAGTGTCAGTGCTGCCTGACAGCAAAGGTTGCACCACACTTTCTATGAACTGATTGGTGTTGAGATTGCTGGTGGCAAAAACTTCTTTGTAGACAGGTGTATATTCCTGATACAGGATCCCATCATCGCTGAATACTTTGACATTGCTGTATTGGCTGGTGGGATCATTTATGTCAAGGAATCTGCTCTGTCCACTGTAGACTCTGTTCACTGCCTTGATTTTGAGGGCTTGGCTGTTTTGCAGGGGAAATACGTTGTAATCTTCTCCGTTCACCATGCGATTTTGTGCATAATACACAGCTGGCGCACGTTCTCTAATACTATCGCTGCTTTCTCTACTGAGGCTGTTGGCAACAGGATATTGCAAGCTGTATTGCATGGTGAGGTTGTTGATGGTGTTGAGCTGACTCTGATACCCCAGTGTGAGATTCTGGAAACTCATGTCCTGAGGTTGCACAGTGTATGTGAGATTGTTGCTGGTGCGATAGTAAACTCTTATTCTGCCTGTGGGCACATTTCCAAAATTACCATCACCAAATCTAATACTGATGCTGTCCACACCATTGACGTCTCTTGTGACAACCTGATAGATATTTCTGGTCAGTCGGTCCAGATCATTGTAAACCAGATTGCTGTTGAAAATTGCAGGAACTTTGGTCCAATCTAACAGGGGGATGCCTGTGTCATCCACTGTTTGCACCCACACATCATTTTGGTTTACGTTGGTGGCTGCAATGTCGATAACTCTGTTGGGCACTGGTGTGTCCAGCAAATAATCTGTATATGCAAGTGTGCCTTGTTTGAACATGGCAAAGAATCCAGTGTTGGTGCTGCTGTTGCCATTGCCATCATTCCTGTAAATCATGCTCCAACTGTTGAACACATTGGGGGCTTTTTCTTTGTAGTAGCCACTGCTGCCCGTGTTGATGCTGCCACCAGTTGCGGGTTCAAAGTCTGGATTCACAAACTCAAAATTCATTCTTGTGCCACTCACAGTGGCATTGTAGGCATACGCTAGATTGTTGCTGGTGGTGTTGTTGAAGTCATATCTGGCTGCAATGATGCTGCCCACTGAGCCATTTTTCACAGGCTGGCCAAAAGGATTGCTGGGCTGGAATGCTGCATTCAAAACAAGAATAAACTGTTCATACCAGTCTGGATTGGTGGTGTCATTCCAGTTGATGGTGAGGTTTTGCAGGTTGGTGCCATTGCTGTCATATATGGTTTGATCTGTTCTCACCTGAGTGAGCTTGAGCAAGCCTTGTCCAGCCAAACATCTTCTGGGGTTGTAGCTGAGGAACCTTGCCAGGCGCATGAGGCTTTCACGCCTCTGTGCAGTTGTGAGGAAATTCTCTCGGGTGTTGAGATCCACCCTAAAGGCCAGGTTGCCTCCCAGATAAGCCAGCATTTCAATAATGGCCACAAATTCACTGCTGCTGATCCAGTCATTGAAATCTTCTGGATAGTTGACTCTGATATAATCAATCAAGGCTTGACGAATGGTGTCATAATCATATGCGGCAAAATTGATGGCACTCATTGCGTTGTAAATTACTGTCCAATCCTGCCCCAAAAATAAATTAGTCTGACGAATACTTTGACTCATGAATATATCCCAACTGATTGATTATTTATCAACGGTTTTAAGTTGCTAGATTATTCAATATTGCATTTCAGCATATGCCTGTTTAAATTATTGCTGCTAATCAATTTGGGGCAAGTAGGGCATTTTATTTTTGGTGCAGGGTTTGATTGTTTACCATAATCTTTCCCTCTTTTAGGTGAGGGCTCTCCCACTTTTCCTTTGCGAGGCGATACACGGCCTTTGAGGCTATTACTTATTTTTTCTCTCGTTTCCATTGGTATAGATTTGCCTAAATTGGGAGTGTTCCGTGGTCCTTGATATGGATTTTTTTGTTTACCATATTTTTTATTTTTTTTAGGAGATGGTTTATGTAATTTGTGTAGGATTGCTGCAAGTTTAGCTCTTGAATAATGTGCAGAACTACAAATGCGAGGTCTTCCATAGGAGGCATAGCTCAACATCCACAAAGCTCTTTCCATTTTGTAATAGGCTTGTCCAGTTACCATTTTTGTCAAAAGCCAATGACAGATAAAATGTTCCTTTGATGTTAGCTGTACCAAATTGCTTGAATCGTTTGAATCACCAGGAAGCCAGCCTGGTCTAGATCCTTTACTTCTATTGTTGATAAAAAACAATCGGGTATGATATGATGTTGCTCTTTATATCCTTCTATATTGTGCCTTGAACAGGCTGAAGATATAATGGCATAGTACCAATATGTATATTTGTTGACTATAAAAGGATTGTCAACAGGCAATCCTACACTGATAAATAATTTCATAGGCTAGATGCTCCTCCATTGAGCGTTTAGGTGTCAGGAGGGGCGCAACCCTCCTGACACACACCTATTTAGTTCTCAAGGTTGGTTTGTCTCAGTGATTGGCTCATGATGAGGTGGCTTCCACAGTTCTACGGTCAAAATCCAGGCTGAATGCCTCTACTATATCCAGGGGCTGGTAGTATATGTTCATTTGCAGTTGAATGCCATGATCATATTCCACCAAATTGATGCTTTGCAGATTCACTCTAGTGTCCTGTTGCACAATGTTTGTGCTGTCATCCACAATAAGGGTCACATTGTCAGCAGTCATGGGTTCAAAAATCATATCCCAGATTATACTTCCAAAAGTGGGCATCATCACACGTTCACCTTTTCTGGTATAAAAATGATTGATCAAATCTCTTTTGATCAGGTCCAGATCTGTGTATTGTGTTTGCTTGATACTGGTGTCTACGCTGCTGTAGCCCACAAACACCCTGTTGCTTGCTGAATTTGCCATTGTGACAATATTTACCCTACCTATAATCAGCTGGGATAAACATTTGTAAATATGATCTGGTATCCTAGAGAACATCATGAGAATAAACGAGATCCAACTTTCAAATACAGAGTATAAAACCAAAATTCAAACTGAGTTGGATGACCTGGAAAAAGAAAAGGTTAGACTCCAAGCAGAATATGCCAAAGTTGCAAATGATTGGTTTTGGGCTGACAAAAATAGTCCAGACAAAACCAAATTGAATACACAGATGCATGATCTCAATCAACAGTTGGCTCATGTATACGCTACCATGCACAAAATCCTGAAACAACAACCACCCAAAGCTGGAGAAATACTCAAAACAATTGAACAAGAGTGCAGCACAATACTTGGCCTCAACAAAAAAACGCAAAAATTTTTGCTGAGTGGCATGACAGATAGAGGCGCAGCCTTCAGTGGTGTTACCAAAACAAATAGAAAACCCAAGGACAGTGATCCTGAACTCACAGCAAAATTTGATGATTATCTGCGTGAACTGAACTTCAAGGCTTTGCGCAGCAACAGCATATTTGTCAGCACTGATCTGGATCAAGCTGATATGTATGGTGACATTTATTTGATTTTTCCCAAAAACAATCAATTTCACTACACATATACTAAACAAAAAGATATTGTTTTGGATAAAGATCGAGAGCAAGCTCTCAGCAGCATGAGTGAATTTATTGCCAACTATAGCCCCATGGCACAACAATTGGACTTGGCCATGCACAAGGGAGTGGAAATACTCATTAGTGGATCCTACATTGCACTCAAGGGTGCAATTTTTGGTAGATGGATAGAAAAACTATGGGGTATTGATTACTCCCAACAACCGGGTTGATATTATGAAAATAGATGAAATACAAGTTCCAACTCCAGGTAGCCAATTACAAGTGGAGGACCCCACACAAGTATTGGCCCTCATTGACAGGCACTGTGCCAAATACATAATAGAGGTACAGCGTGCTCAAAAATGGCTGTACAGAGGCCTACGAAACGCTGATTATCCAGCATTTGTGGGCAACAGCATGCAAGATCGCAAACCCAAGGACAGCGATCCCTATTATAGCCAACAATTTGATTATATGTTAAGCTTGTTGGGCATACAGGCACAGAGACACAACAGTATTTTCACCACAAGTAGATCACAGATGACCAAATTTTTTGGCCAAACCTATGTGATTTTTCCCATTGATGGTGCCCACGTGTTCAGTTATACAAGCGAACCCGACATTGTTTTGGACAGCAGAGAGGCCTTGCGTTGGGCCAACCTGCACAAGATTGATGAATTCAAAGATGTCTTGCGAGATCTGGAACAATCACATCCTGATGATGCTGTGCGGCTGGCAGCAGAAATGGTGTTGAATACATCAGACGAACGGGTTTTCAGAACGCTGTCCAACCTCAGTCACAGCATGCTCAAGGGACATGTGCCTGAGAAATTTTGGGATTGGAAAACATACTTGGACCT